TGAGGTCAACACCAGATAAAACATGAGGATACCAGTACGCATCTCCTGTCGTGGCTGATTCGTAATAATTAAAAATCGTCACCGTTTTTTCGTACATGATACCCTCCTATCCTTCACATATTGCTTTTGAAAATCTGTCGTGGAATGCCTTGATTCTAACAATATTACCTTTGCATTCTTCCGGCACTTTCCCGTAAAAGACAATGCTTTCTGGGTGTAATCGTTCAATCATAGCATTATAGCCGGAAAGAAATAGTTCTTTCTTTTTCTTGCTATTCATGCAGCCAACTGAAGATACCGCCACTGTTCCACCCTCTGGTTCTCCATCAAAACACCAATCGTAAGAATCAAGTGTACTCCATGATATTGTTGGAATAACACGGCAACCATATTCTTGGAGATATGCGCCTATCCAGTGTTTGCGGTAATGGTTGTATATCTGGATAGCTTTCGGGAAATCGGTGTAGGTGCTGAAATCTGGCGTCAAAATGTACCGGAATCTGCTCAGCTTGCCCACGTACTTGTCTGGATTTCTCCATAGTGCATCGAATTGGTAATCATCTAAGAAAAAATGAACAGCTTTCTCTTCTGGATTACTACATTTTCCTCTGGCGTAATTGAATCCGACAAATTCACAGTTGCCCTCAAATAATTCCGGTTCTATCTGCGGTATACCGTATTCGCCGACACCAGGGAAGATGCGGCGGTTCAGATTTTCGTAAGCTATGCTTGTCTCTTTTTTTGCCATAGGCTATTTTCTTCGACGTCTGCGGCGGTTTACGCGGTTGACTTTTGCATCTGCTCTCGAACCACTGGACAGCGTCCTGTTCGATGCTGTTTCTCTGTCTAAGAATGTATTTGTCGCCTTACGATCAGCCTTATACGCTTTTTGATCTTTTCTCATCTCAGACGCGGAGATATTTTTCACAGTAGCGCCGTTGGATGCTGCTCTTTTTTTGAATTCACTCGCAGACATATTCAGCGGAGTAGGCTGTGGCGCACCACCTATTCCAATCTGATAGTAGTGCCGCCCGTTCTTGTTTGAGAAATAATACCTCGTTGTTTCGCCATTTCTGATTACATCAAGTCCGCTGGTTCCGCTGGAACTTAGTCCACTACTTCCACCACGTCCACCCATAAGATCACTCTTTCTGCACTGTCTGCTTAATAACCTGATTCACACCAGTGGCCGACAGCCCGTTAAACATACCGACCGCAACTGCTGTGATATAATCCGATGCCGGGAAATCTGGGATAACGCCCATCCCGACTGCTCCAAGAATCCCGCCAATAACCGCCATGATTACCGGAATCCATTCATCGGAGATTCTTTTTGATGCTTTGCAGCCCATTCCTACGATGTAGCAAATCATAACGATTGCAATACATGAGCCTAATGTTGTAATGTCCATAATCATACCTCCAAATCAACTTTTTCCATAACTGCCCTTGCTTCCAGAACAGCAATATAATCCGTCATTGCTCTTACCTGCATATTGTAAGTGCTTCTCGGACAAGTAGGAGTAAATGTGAGTTCTCCTTTGTCCCACTTTTCAAGCATATTCGCAAGTTTCTTATATCGAATAACCACCTGCATATACTCTGCCTTAAAGCGTTCCTTGTAATCTGCACTGTTCATCATTTCAACCGTCTGTTTTAATTCCATCATTTCTATCGCACTCCTGCATACAATACTGGTATTCCATCATCTGTCCTTACTCCCATCAGAAGTGGTAAAGCTGTCTTTAAGAGTAAGTCGTTCGTTTTCTGCACGTCTCCGGCGGCGGCATATACTGCACTCCATTCCTTTGCACTCGCCCCGATCTGCTGAGGTGTTGCGTAAGAGATGGATTCACTTCCAGAGCTTACAGAAGTTACAATGCCTGTTGACTTGCCACTGGTATTTGTGTCGGTCACATTTGCTGATGCCTGATTAATAGCATTCTTCTCAGCAAGTTCAATCTGATACATTAATTCAGCCAATGAACAGACCGTCTTTTTGATACGCTTCTGCGAGCGTTCATTTTCCGGCAGTCCATCCACCAGCCTGTCAAACGTCATTGTGTCCACAAAATCACTGGCTCTTTCTACCAGCCGTGGAAAGTCGGTTTCTGGCACGACATTGCCGAATGATTCTGTATAGAATTTATAGTCTGCATAAGCCATGCCAGTTACCTCCTACATTTATGATTTTGCTGTTACAGTCGCACTTCCGGCATTCAGTGCTTTGTATGTTCCGTCACACTCAACTACTGTGATCTTCTGTTCAGTTGCCGCCTTAATGTCAGCTTTTCCGTCCCAAGAAGTCCAGTTTCTGAGGTTCTGGCCATATCCGACAGTTACTGCATCTGCTGCAACTTTGTATTTATATACGTTGTTGGCATTTTCCTTAGTCGGATTTACGGTAATTTTTGTATCACCGCTTGCTGTTCCAGCCACGGAATTTACTGTCAGAGTGCCAAGCGTTGGTGTCTCATCAATGGTGATTACTGCGATTGCGTCAATGTACTCCGCAAAAAGAGTAAGTCCCATAACTGCGAACGCTTCGGACACTGCTGTGTGATAGTTGCCCTGAGTATGGAATCCGATCAGGTTTGTCTCGCCAGATACGGTGTATACAAGTCCTGCTCTTGCGAAGTCAGATTCGTTCGGGTCTACATAATACAGAACAATGTTCTCAACAGGAGTAGCAATAACCTGTCCACGTGGGATCTCACTGTCAGATAACAGGAAGATTGTATTGAACCCCATAAAATCTTTCATGTACTGGAAGCCGAACTGGTTCTGAATAGAAATCTCAGCTGCTCCGAGGTATTCATATACGTCCAGAATGTTCACAAATCCAACAACGCCAGTCACATTTCTGTGCATCTGTTTGAATTTGTTCTCTACACGGCCTTTAGCCATTGCCAGAGCCATCTGGAATGTTGTTTCTGTGGAAGTAAGTGTACCGGTTTTCAGATAGTCATAAAATCTGCTGGTAACGTCAGTCTGAAGCTGGAAAAGGAATTCATCATCAGTCATCTGAACAGCGTTCTCATAACCGTGATCCTTGATTGCTTCGATAGATACAGCCTTTGCGTACTTTTCAATGGTCATTTCCGCATAGTCCTTTTCTTTTACAACGAATTTGCTGTAAGGGATTTCCTCACCCTCACCAACTTTTCCGCTCTGTAAAGTACCCTCTGCGTATTTGGACTTGAGTACAGCACCCGGCTGCTTTTTGATAGGTCTCATGATACCCAGAATATCACGTAAGTGCTGCCAGTTTCTTTCGAATCTGGTAACAAAGTCAATCTCACGTGCTGTGACATGGATATCATTAGTCATAATAAGATTTGTTTTTGCTGGCATAAAAAAATCCTTTCTACCCATAGTTGTTAAGGTATTGGGTTAGCGGCTATACTCTGGTGTATAGTCGGTGTAAAAATCACTGGAATAACTGGATATTCTGAGCGATTGCAGCCTGTCTCTCGGACGGGTCTTTGATTGCTTCGATATCTTTCTTTGTCATGCTTCCCGGTGTCTGCTGATGTCCAATCCGCGATGTTGCAAATCTCGCCTGTTGCTGCTTGGCCTGCTGCTGACTTTCATCTACAAATGTATCAGGCTCATCCTGTTTCATCTGTTCAAGTAAATCATTAAGCCCGAGAATTTTTCCATCCTTAAGCTTAAGACCAGCTGATTTGATATCAGCAGTAACAGATCTTTTAGCTGCTGGAGATGAAAAATTAACATTTTCCAATGCAGTCTTAAGAGCATCGTCAAAATCTCTTTCGTAGATTTTTGCATTAAACTCTTTCTCTGCATCCTCGGCTTTTTTCTTCCATCCAGCAAGCTCCGTCTGAATGTTTGCCGGGTCGATGCCATCAAAACTTTTTAAGGTTTCCTCTGCTGTCTCAGCGCGTTCTTTCCAGTCATCGCGTTCACCCTCGACTTTCGACAGAGTTTTTGCAACTTCCTTTGCATTCTTGTAATTCTCAGAGAGTGCCTTTTTAACATCTGCCTGTTTATCCTCCGGGATTTCGATTCCAAATGATTTTAATGTGTCAATAAGTTTCTGCATATATATCCTCCTGGTCGTGTTTATTGACCTGCCGCCGCAGGTATTGGATTAAGCCAGTTAGACCACTGGCAAGGTAATCGGAAAGGGTGGACTTGAACCACCGACGTCAAGAGCTATGTGCTCTCCGCTCTTCCACCTGAGCTACATTCCATTAACCCGGATTCCCGGGTTAGCAAGGTGTTTAACGTGTCATGCCTGCCACGAGTTGTTTCGGGCATCTGCCCATTTACCTTTTACAAGGAGGTGCGTACTGTCTATGCGAGCGAGCAAGTCATATAGACAGTAATGATACGTGTCGGAAATTGCATCCGCTTTTCAACCTCCAGATTCCGCCCGAATCTGTTTCTGTTAAGGACACGTACCCGTGAAAGGAGGAATCAATGAAAAAAATGTCTATGTCAAGTGGCGTCAACCACTTACGAATCTTCCCTATGAATATATTTTACCACAGAACTTTCAAAAAGTTGTGGTACATGTTTTAGCTAATTAGAGCATATCCCGAAGTTTTTCCACGTATCTCTTGACAAGATCACGTTCTTCCCGGCACTCCGCATCCTTGGACATATCGCTCATTTCTGTAGTGAGTTCATCCAGATGTTCTTCCAGAGCGGCAAGCATCTTCCTTTTGCAGTCCTCAGACTTGCCGGAACGATAGCTCTGTTTCTGCGTCATATAGTCATCGTAAGCGTCTCGCCCATCAGAACGGCTGTAATGTCCTCTAACATAATGCTCACCGCGTCTGGCATAAGAACTACCTCTGTCGTAATCCGGCATCATTCTGCCATCATTTGAGCTGTATCTCCCCATGCTGTCGCGCTTTCTTCCACGTTCGCTGTAATCGTCATTGTAGCCGCCGCGCATCTCATCAAGGACAGTGTTGTAGTACTCCACTTTTTTGTCCCAGTACTGTGTATTCTTGATATCTTTGTACATGTCAATCAGCTTATACGTCATATCCAGATTTCCAGTGGTCAGTCCACTGTCAGCGATTTTGGACAGTTCATCTTCAATTCTTGCGCATAAATCTTTAATATCTCTCATAACTGCACCTCCTACGCTTCTCTGGTTACAACAATGTTTGCGTTTGCAACAGAAATTGCCTGATCGCTAGTGTTCTCTACCGCGATATTAACGCAGCATCCACGAGGTACATCAACATAGATGCCAGAGGACACATTGTTGTACTGGTCTACTGCTGCCGGTGTAGAGATCATCTGAGAAGATAATACAGGTTCGCCAGAGATTGCAATAGCCAGAGAAATAGCTCCGACAGTACCGCCTGTTGGAATTGCGATATTGCCAGAAAAATCCACAAAGAATCTCGCTTTGCACTGATTAGTCAGTCCTCTCAGCGTAATAATTCCACTTCCCTCTCTGTGCTGAATACAGTTAGAGCCTTTAACTGCTGTGTTTGAAAATACTACGTTTCCATTTGCTGCTACAGTCTGAGCAGCTACATTTGTAAATTCTGCCATAATTTTTACTCCTTTCATATCACAAAAGGACAGGTCTCAGCCTGCCCCTCTGTGTAATACGGCATAAGCCGACATTCGAATCAATCGAAAGATACTCTCGATATGAAGTTATCAGCAATTACATCCAGTGTTGCATCCGCATCCGTAGTATGTGTTCGGGTTAGGAACCTGATATGCCGGAATCGGTGCTGGATTGATTGCATTAATGAGCTGCTGTGTCTGAGAAGCCATTGCAGTTGTGAGTAATGCACTCTGGCGATCCTGAGAAGCAGCACGTCTGAGGTCATTGTTTTCAGCCTGAAGAGAAGAAATCTTTTCATTGCAAAGATAATCAAGAATTGCTCTTGTTCCTGCGTTCTGGCTGTCAATAATGTCTCTTGTGTTACTGTTCATTGTGTTCTGCAATGCACAGGTATTCTGTGCCATATTGTAGTTCATACTCTGGATAGCTTCCCTGGTTTCACAACAGCAGTTTGCAAGCTGCGCCTGCAATGCGTTTGTGTTCTGCATATTGGCTACAGTATCGGCATTAATAGCCTGCTGGATTCCAAAGCCGGTCTGCATGATGTTGGTGTTGATTCCATTGAATCCAGTAAGCATACCGTTATTCATGGCATAGAATCCATCACACAGGCCGCTATTGATTCCGTCAAGTTTGCTGATTACTGCGGAGTTATCGAATCCTCTCTGAATGTCCGCCTGAGTAGCTGCTGTGGCTGTATATCCACCACCGTTGCCATTGTTGCCCCAGCCATTGTTTCCCCATCCGCAGAATGCGAACAAGAAAAGCACGATAAGCCACCATGCACCATCTCCACCAAACATGCCATCATTTCTGTTGTTTCCAGTTAAAAGAGCAACATCTGATGCTGTTAAATTTCCATCCATAGTTATATCTCCTTTATTGTGTATTTACATCAATCTGGCCAGATTGTAATGTACTATTTCATATTTTTTAGCAGATTCTGAAACTGTCCTGCCATCTGCTGAACTTGGTTAAGTTGCTGTTGGGAAATCTTCCCAGACTGTAACATCTTCTGGACTTCTTCCTTCGGGTCTCCCTTAAAATTCTGTTTAAACTGCATAAACTGCTGTATCATCTGCATTGGTCCATTTCCCTGTGGCATCCCACCACCGAGGGCATTGAATAATGGATTACTCATCTGCGTTTCCTCCCTTGACTGCTGATTCCTGTGCGGTATTAGCCCTAACAGGTTCAGAAAAAGAATTTAATCGGTTTATGATAGCTTCGTATTTGCTTTTTAAGTCGTTATATTCCTGCCGCGTGACGTATTTATCATCTGATTCCCGAACAGGCTGTTTAGGTGGCATCTGAGAGCCTATTTCATGGTATTCAAATGTTCGTAATGGCTGTGGCATACCGGAAACGTCTGTGGATTTTATGTAGAACTTTTCGCTTTCACTGTCCATCAGTAAAACGCTTGTCCCGGGTGCTACTAGATAGGATTTTGCGCCGACTTCGCCAGATACCCACAGGATACCATTGTTATTCTGCTGGGGTTGCTGTACTGGTTGAGCTGGCATCTGGACAGGCTGTTGCTGAAATTGGTTCATCTGCCCCGGAACGCCAAAACTATATTGATAAGGATTGTTATATAATGCCATCTCGTACACCTCCTATGACTTATTCTATGACTTTCTATGACTATTTTTACATAAAAAAAGAGCCTTAGACAGTTCGTCTAAGACCCATATAAGTATCTGAAAAGTATCAGCATACTTTAATTATTTTATTGTTCACCCTCCGGCTTAATCGTTTTGCCGTGGATATGCTCACGTTCATTTCCTCAGCGCAGTACTCAAGAGTGTGTTCCTTACATCTCAGCCGAAACAGTTTTTCTTCGTCCGGCGTAAAATTACACTCTGTCAAGAACCTGTCTATATCTTTCTTAGTGAATACATATAACTTCATGAGCATACCCCTTATTAATGCAATTAACGTTGATTCTGTGCAAGATACTCCGTGAGCTTCTGTTTTGTTTTTTTTAGCTCCTCGACATTGTTCCCACTGATTTGGCTATCCAGCATAGTCGATAACACTTCCAGAATTAATGAGTCACGTTCTGCAATTCTCTGAAGACTTTCATAATCTCGTCTATCATGTTCTTCCAGTGTCTCTACTCGCTTATTAAGTCGGAATGCCGGAGTAATCCATTTAAAGATTACAGCCGCCGCTCCTCCGACAATAGACACCCCTCCGCAGATAGAGAGGAAAATCTGTACAAATTCTGATATGCTCATTTAACTACTCCTTTTCCCAGTAATATACCGGGATCTCATTACCGGAATCCCATGTATCAAAATATTTGCCGTTCTGTGCTGTCACCACATGACCATCTATGCAGAGGATATACGTACCTGTCGGATGGTCTGTACAGAAGTCGTTGACTGTATAGATATATCGCTCTGACTGTTCTATCAGTTTGCGTCTGTATCCATGCTTATAGAGATACGCACCCCAGACATAATTCGCGCTCGGCATATCTGACAGAGTACATGCCTGTACCATTAATCCAGCGAATACCGTTTCCCAATCGAAGCCGGTTGCTTTGCATATTGCCCGGACAACGCAATCTCCTGTTCTCTTATCCTTAACAGGATTCGGATTGAAATATTCCCATCTATCCATCAGCCAATCCCCTTTGCTGTTTCATATCTCTTTGCCGCTCCTCTGGCTTTTGCGGCGCTCTGACGGTTCCACTTCGCGATCATGAGCCGGTCTTGCAGTTCCCTCAGGTCATTCCGTTTGCAATAATCCTTATATGCAGCATTTTGTTTTTGGAGAAGAAAAGACTTCCGGTCAAGGTCTTGCTGGAGTGCAAATCTTGTCTGTTCGTCCTTACAGTTATCAACCGCCGCTTGCATTCCGAGAACTTCCCGTTTTGTTTTTCGGATTCTTCGTTCATAAGTACGTTGTCTCTGTTCTTTTTCGTACTGTTTACCTTTGTCAGCTTTGTCCTGTGCTGATAATTCTGTATAAGGATTAAATTCCCCATCACTGGCTCCAAAGCTATGCCGGCAGTTGACCCCTGACAGTCCACTTGCCGTCCCGTATCCGGTCAATGAGAACGGAGGAAATTTCTTACTCTTGCCAGAACGAGAGTATATCTTGCCTTGCCACCATGAGTGATTGCCCGGATTCTCACCGCCGTCACCTGTTCTGGCTCCTATGTGAGCACTGACCAGAACTAAATCCCAGTCCATTTCTTCCATGCGTTTTAGGGATATATCTCCCGTAGCCTGTGCCACACCAGTTCTAACAGAACGTGCAACTGCGGTTTCAATCGTATCTTTTCTGCCAGATGGATATGTGACCGTTACACCATCTGATACAACGTTATTAACTGCCTCTTTGATGGCTTGCGTATACCCAACTGCCCCAGTCATCACATGGTTATATGCAAGGTCGCATTGCTCGATATATAACCTCTGAGCGGCACTTGCGGTTGTTCTCGTGAAGTTCTTCCACTCTCCCATAGTCGCAAGCATATTTCGCTCCATGAGCCTTATCATAGCTGGAGACTGCTCAAGCGGTACAGGACTTAACCCTGCTGCCTTATATACCTTATCATCGTAATTCATTGCAGTGATTCCGGCATCCTCAAACGCTTCAAGAAGTTCCTGCTGTTCACGTTTGGTGTATTTTGATAATTCTGCCAGAATGTCCTCTAGCAGTTCACCAGATTCCTGTAGCGTTCTGATTCTCCACGCATCGGCATTGGTTAGGATATAATCCTCGCCTCTGCCGATTCTTGCCATCATTCGCGACACGATCTCAGAGATGATATACTGGTGCAGTTCTTCTGCAATTTGTTCACTGCCCTCTGTAATTTGCCGTAAATATTCTGGGCTTAACATAACTACTCATCTCCAAACAGTTTTGGTTCGTCTGGCTGAGCTTCTTTGACCATTGCTTTCGCTTCTTCCTTAGTCATTCCCTCGAACTTCACGAAATACAACCATGCCGGGACCTTGCCGGTAGTCACATACTGCCACCATCTCGCACGGTCGTTTTCTCTAACATAGAGAATATCTCCGAAATCATAATTGACTTCATAAGCCCCGACAGGTGCAAGTGCGTACAGGTCAGCGTAAACGTTCAGTGCGTAGATAACTTCGTTCAGGCAGGATTCCAGTTTGTCTCGAACGTCTTTAATGAACTGCACTGTCCTCTGCTGTTCCGCTTCTACTCCTGTAGCTGTCTGAATACCGCTAGATTCGTTAAAAACAAAATACCCGTTGGAGAATCCAATCTTGTACCCCAACTGGCTTAAAATGGCATTTATGCCGCTTATACGGGTATCTGTGTTAAGTATCGGATTTATTTCCTGATAGAAAGACCCTGCATCATCTCCAAAAACATTCTTCACATAATCTGGAAGCCCAAATTCTTTTGATCTAAGCTTCATGGCTTGTGGTGCCATAGAGGATACAGGTGATCCGCTTGGAAGGAGTAACCTTTCATCTGCCAGAACAATCCTCTTAGAATCAAGGATTTCTTTTGCATTACGGCTGTATGCAATGTCGAGGTCCTTCAGTTCTTCGATAGCTTCGGCAAATATTGGAAGTCCAAGTGGTGTACTGATATCCACATTGTTCGCCTGTGGTGTTCGCAGTACTCCATACAGAGGGCCGTCCAGCTTCTCCCCGTTTGCTTTGAGAATCGGTGGTGTATCTGCCATGAGGTCGGCCCATTTGGTCTGTTTAAGGTCAATCTTATCACCGATGCTCTGAGGAGATTTTGATACGTAGGCTCTATTAGAAACGTAGTACGGATAGGTTGTCACGCCGTCCATTGTAGTCTCAACAAATCTATGATATTCAAGCCGTGTGTAGTATTTCCGTCCAACAGTATAGGAATCCTTAAATATAATCCCCTTTATTTCCTGATTGTCATAGTCCACAATCATCACGTCTGCCGGAGTGAATACGTCAAGGCTCTCACCGTTCGGCTTAATAAACACCGTTCCATAAGCACAGCCATATTCTACCCAGTGGCGTATCTGGAAATATACTTTATCAATCCGCTCCTGTAGCCACGTAGCCCTTGCGGAGCCGTCTATCTGAATGCCGATCGCCAATGTTGCGAGCCGGGCTGTTTCTGAGCAGACAGATTTGGCAAAATTAATTGTCTTGATATTATTCTTATCATCTAACCATTCCGGCGCGCCTCTGTAGATGTTCGCACACCGATTAATCAGTGATTCCATCTCCGGAAATTCTGCTGCCTGGATATTAAAATCCTCTTCGGCTTGTTTTTTAAAAATCATGTTAAACCACCTTTTTAGTGTTGTTATAAGTCCCATTTAATCTACCTTTTAAAATCCATCCATTTTACAGAAGTATCTCGCACAATAATGTCTTCATATTCTACAACTTTTAAGATTTTGTCAATTTCAGATGATCCATATATTTTTAAACCGATGCTTAAGAATTTATTTATTTTATCTGAAAAGTACCTATCTAACATTTTATGCACTGTACCCCCTCCTGTTAAATAACGGCTCATAAGCATACCTAAGTGCCGAGATTGCGTGGTCGTTTCCGTCAGGATAGCCACTTATCACATTTCCCTCTTTGTCCCGATCATACTCATATTCCGTGATTTCCTTATATGCATTCGGTGTTCGCCTTGGATCAATGACAAGTGTCTTAGTCTGTAAGAACTTAAAACCATACTCGATACTTCCCGGCCCCTTAATTGCTCCTCTGGCAGGAAGTCCTGCATCCCGGAAGTCGTTCACGGACTTAGGTTCCGCAGAATCACATATCATTGTGTAATCGTCATAGCCTTTTTTCTTAATCCAATCAGCGGTCTTGGAGTTGCTCCATTTATTTACATACAATTCGTCAATCAGATATATTTTCTCTCTGGCAGAATCGTAATAAGTTCGGAGATAGCAGAAGGCGTCAGGATACCATCCGTAATCTACGCCAGCGAAAATACGATCCATGCGACTGATTTCTTCATCTGTAATATCTCTAATCTCCAGATATTCAAATACGTTTCCGCCGTCACCATTCGGAACACCCAGGTATTCATGCTCATAGGCTTCTGGATTGATTTCTTTCAGATGTGCTGCATCGTCAATAAACTTCTGTCCGAGCCACTCCGCCGGAGCTTCCAGATAACTCGAATGATGGATAACTCTTTTCGGGTTAGGCGTGAGTTTGATCCTGTTTACCCAGTTTGATTTTGACTTCGGCGGGTTATATGATGAAAAATCATAGGATTCATCGCCACCACGAAGCACTGACTGATTAACAGAACGTTCCTGAGCATCTCCCTTCATTTGATCTTTTTCCTCTTTCCAGAGGATTCCAATGTAGCCAAACTCCGGCTTAATGGATTTCAGCTTAGTTTCATCGTCCAGACCACGGAAGTATATTGTCTGTCCCGTCTTAATATACTTGATTTCAAGTGGCGACACCTTGCATTCAAATTCTTCCATCAGTCCGAGTTCGTTGATAGCCCATTTCATGTTAGCATATACAGAATCTTTTAGAGTGCCAGCCACCTGCCTTGTAATGCAGGCGTGCATCTGGGGGTTATTCTTGATAAGCTCAACAATTTTAAAAGCTACGAATGAAGATTTCAGACCGCCTCGGCCGCCCTCGAATACATATTCAATGTTGGGCTTAATCTGTCGGTTAATATCCACGAATGCCTTGCCAAGTACTCTGGCAGGAAGTTCATATTTTTCATCATCGTCTTTTGAAGCTGCTGTTAGCTGCTCCCATTTTTCGATAGCCTGTATATTTCCATCTACCGCTTTTTTATACAGAGAATTTGCTACGACCGCCATGTTATTTGCGTCTTCGTCAGCAATCCCCATTTTTGCAAGTTTCTTTTTTGCAGCAGTCGGGGCAGGGTTCTCGGCTATCATCTTTGCTAATTCAGAAAGGGTTTTCTTTCGACGACGAGACTGACCAGAAGCAATGCCACCTTTTTGACCGTTCTTCACTGCTTCCTCACTGCTTCGACCAGGTTTAAAAGGCTTTAAATTTTCCTCATTTGCCATCCTATCAACATCCAATCATATCCTTTCTGAATTAAAACACCCTAGCATAGTTATAGTTATATATACTATAATACCATACTAGGGCGTACGTAGCTCTCTACCACTTTTATAAATTTTTAAGTTTTTTTTAAAGTCTGCCAATCAATTTGGCTAAATGATAATATTCCGCCATGACCTTGCGTTTGTAGCCATAGAAGTCATTCTCCGTTGCAGGAACCGTTCTGATCTTTTCCATTGTTCGATAGCCGATGCTGTTCACGATACTATCATAGATTTGTGATTCAATTCCGGGTGCATATTTGATAGATACCTGCAACAGATTGTATTTATCGCTTTCACTAAGATTCCGCAAGTGACTTTGTAATGTCGGTATGTCATCCGGCGGCACTCCGTAATCAGTTAGCGTTGCCTTTCTTAACTTCATTTATTTCACCTTCTTCATTCAAGTTCCAGTCACATGGTATGCCTTGAAAACATTCTGGACAGTGTTCGTAAAATCCACAGCCTTTGCAATCCGCTGGCTGTCCAGTACAATATTGCTGTAATACGTGGTATGCTGATATAGCAAGGTTTGGCGTTATGTCTGGTGTAGGTTTGTCTGTCATGGTTTTTCACTTCCTCCCCAATCTAATTTCTGTCCACACTTATCGCAATATTTCCCTTTTGATTTCAGTTTCAACCGTCCGCCGCAGGTTGGGCAGACAATAATATTACAATTTTCATAAGCAAGGCTTGCGGTATCATCTGGTTTTGTTTTATCAATTGGCTTCCTTGGAATCTGTTTTTCCAAATCGTCCTCATCAATATCGACAGTTTCCAGATCTGCGAAATCACAACACATTGCGAATCCGTCAATCATTTTCTTTTTAACTCCAAATACCTCTATCATGTGAGAATTATTTTCCATGATTTTTATTACATCTGACTTTTTAACATATTCAGCCATTCTCCATCTCCTCCAACTTCTTCTCAGCTTCTTCGCGGGTAAGGAATATTGTCCTGCCAATATCACTTTTGAAACACATTAACTCGCCGCATTCTCTATCAATTACTTCCAGATTGTATGACCTTGTTGTTATGTCAATTTGCGTTACTGTTAATTCGATAACGGGATTTTTAGCACCCTTATTAATCCTGAACATTATATCGCCAACCTTGCACGGCAATCTCGCAAGCAAGCCCTGTTCTTCTAAGTCTTCGTAATCACAGAGTTTTCGTGCTGCCGAAATATAATCGTGCTGTTTAACCCAGACATCTGATTCTCCGTCTGGTGTAATATCATATCTTTCTGTTAATCTCTCCATCTACTTCACCTCTTCCATCTGACTTTCTACAGTATCTGCAAGTAACTTCAAGGACTTAATAAATGAGTCCGTCAATGCTGTTCTGTCTGGGCTTTTAGCAAATGTTCTGACAAGTTTTACTGCATCCTTGATTTTTTCTTCATATTCGATAATTTCGGATGCTTCAAGCACTCCTTTATCACTCCAATAAGCAACTGTTCCATTATCCTTAAAAATCAAAATATTTGGCAGTTTGATATTCCTAGACGACAAGCTGACTTTATCAGACCATTTATCAAAACCTTGTAACCTTGCAATGTTAAGAATATTTTCATATTCTTCCTGTGTCTTTACGAACACGCTTTTTCCAGTTAAATTAATCATCAGAATTTCCTCCTGTAATCTCATCAATACACTGGTTCCAGCCCTCCACAAAGCCAGCATCAGATGTATTAGCCGGATAGTCTCCATTGTCTTTCTCTGGCAAATCCATAAGTGGACACCAATCAGGAATGGTTTCTGCTTTTTCATCAAGTACGCATTTTTCTGCGATCGGGCAATAAATACAGGCTTCCAGACTGTTACTATGATTTTGCCCAATTAAGCAGGAAACGCACCCTTTTTCTGGTGTTTCCATCACTAATACTGATTTACTCATCTGATTCCTCCTGTGATAATCCTGGTCGGTCAAAAATATTGCCAACCACTTCAAAATGTTTCGTGTCAAACTCATTGAGATACTGTCTATCTGTGCTATTAGCTTCGCGTGTTACAAATCCGGCAACGCCCCATTCAACGGTTTCATATGTCGCATCTTCTGGGTAGGATTCGTCCAAATGAGCCATCAGAATATCATTTTCCCAAATTTTCTTCCCGTTCTTGTCGCAAAGTCCCGTGAACTGGCAGAGGGTTTCTGGAGCAATTTCTGCATATTCCCACATTTTATAACTATCAGCGTGGAAGATTAAACTTTCTTCGCTGTCTGAAAGGCAATATCTTTTCTGATAATATCCCTCAACCCATTCACCATTATCAATCCGCTTTGCCTTAAAAAGAATTTCTCTCATTCAACTCCACCGCCTTTCACGATTTCATCAATTGTTGCATCTCCTTCTATGCAATATTTTTCAAATAAATAATTCTCTAATTGCTCTGCAACTTCATCTACATCAAAAGCCGTCAGCTGTTTGTTAACACAATCAATAAATTCCTTCTGGTCGGAACTAATGCTATTTCCAATATCCCATATTTTAATATATTCAATTAAGTCGTCCGCATCAATTAGTCTGCTCATATTTTATTCCTCCCACACTCCCAATAACCGCATCCTCTCATACAGTACAGCGACAGTCTTGCGCCTGTATCCGTAAAAGTCCTTCGGGTTCATCGGGATATATCTTTCTTTGCTGATTTTTCTGTAACTTTTCCGGTGCAAAATATTCTCAATAACCATATCCGCTATCACCGTGTTTTTCGGGCAAGCTGACAAGGCAGCACTGGAAAGCAGGTATCCGTACTCTGCCGGGAAGTCTTTCAGCATCGTATTCAGTTTTTCAATGTCTTCTGCCGGAATACCGTAGTCTTTCAGCTTTTTATTCCTTGTCAGCATACCGTTGCTCCTTTCTATCCTGTATAATCCTCAAATTTTTTTACACTTTCAAACGTAGCCCTCATATTTACCCATCGCTGTAATCTTCTGACGGAATCGGTAGGTTTTGTGTTTTGCTTATCAAAAATCATCACGTAGGGCCAATACCCTAAATCCCGAAGTGTGTATACTCTTTCCAAATCCTGTTCAAATGTGGTATTAAAATTTGTCAGCACATATACAGACATTTTTCTGCGATCCCACCCAGTTATTTTCTTAAACATTTGAAATTTCGGGATAATTGTGTCTTTGTCTTCATATCTGTCCCATGCAAAATGAATCTGTTTTATTTTCATTTGCTTAATGTAATTTGCCTTTTCTTCGGTCATAATCCGAATATCGCAGCCTTGTGAAAAATCTATATATGCTTTACTGTCTATTAACTGTTCAGATAGACTTTTCCATTCTGTGCAAGCAAACATGTTTGGGTCAAGCAGCACTATGTTTTTCTGTCCGTTCCAAAACTCTGATAAATCTGCTACTTTACAGCTTTTCTTTCCCTCTTTGTCTTTTACGATACAGAAATCACACCCTCTTGGGCATCCTCTTGTAAGAAAGCCATAAGCAGTGTCTTTACATAGCTCTGGATAGAGGCCGTAATCAGGATAAATATGCTCAATTTCACTTGGTAATGATTCCCCACCAGACGGATACTCATATCCCGTGCCGCCTTTTATGATTTTTGTTGCACATACAGGATGCGGATAATCCGGCGTAAACGTAAACACCTTACTCATATATACTCTGTCTGGTGGATTTATCCATGCTGTCAATGGGTCGTACCATTCTACGGAGTCACCTTTTCCCTTATGCCATGCCGATATTTTCATCAATGGCAGATTTGGAAAATTATGTCCATCAACATCTATAAGTTGTATTCTCATATCTTCCTTTCTATTTGTCTGGGTGGTGTTTATCGTACATGATTGCCACGCACACAAGACCAGTTACTCCGACTATGATTCCAAGGGTGAATCCTAATATGAATGTGATCATGATTTTTCCTCCTCACGCATTATTTCCTTTACACATTCTCTACAGTAACAACCTTCAAGTCCTTCTATTCTGTATAGGAAACACATCCATTCTCTGTTCCAGATTCCCTTGTCATTGCATCTCTTACAGGTTCCTTGCCCCTTACCTTGGCATTGTGTTATTTTTACCATGTTCAGCCCTCCTTATACGGTGCTGGAAGTGGTTGCCATGCTGTGACTTTCCAATATGACCTAGCACCAGTTAGCTCCCAGCGTTTCAACTTGCTTTGAAATTTCGCATAGGTTGAACGATATATTCTTCCGTCCATGCAAGTCACTTGATACGTGCCGCTTGCTTCCGGCAATCTCTCGCCGGCCGAAATCCAACCATTTTCTTTCTCGTCCTGTTCAAGATCATTCAGAAGCTGCTCAATCATATCTTGAATAACTTTGACATACAGCCCAGCGTATTTGTAGCAGTCCGAATATTTATCCTTGTACTGCTTTAATCTATCTTTGATATGACTCATTCTTCCACCTCACTATCTGCTGGTATCTGATAATCAATATGTCCATTTACATAGGCTCCCTGAATCATATCCAGTACTTTGATTGCTTTTTCCTTCGATGAATAAGCCCCAAGCGCATAGCTATCTTTCCAATACATGGTTGCATGTCCCTTACCGTCGCTTAAAACCTCTATAGCAATCGGGCCTTCCATATTAGCTAAAATTTCCTTGTCCTGACTTCTGATTAACATTTTGTGTCCTCCTTATTCAACATCGGAAACAGCCATCCTGTCTTTTCGTTCAATGCAATCCAATCAAAATTCAGCTCTGATAATTGATACTCTTTATTGCATCTTTCGCAGGTGAACCCTTTCACTTTACTGTATTGGCCTATAATTCCACCGCATCCACATCTACAGTGTTTATAATCCATTACATCCTCGCTTTCCCCATGTAAGCAACTGACACGCTATTGTGCAGTTGATGCATGATTTTATACTCCCATCTTCTTAACCAGATTCTTATTCGTCTCATCAAATATTACATCTGTGTTCTCTTCAATATCCTGCATCATGCTCAGAACGCTCATTTCACCCCTATTTGCCATTTTGACGTATTCGTTGGCAGTCTGCATGACTGTGAGCAAACGTTTCGTAGAAAAACCATATAAACGTCTCAGAGCCATCATCGTTGTAACGACGTTAATCGTATCAGCCCAATCTTCTCCATCGTTGAATCCATTCTCATAAGCTTCTCTCTCCATGCTTTTGATCTGGCTATGGCAGTTAATCATTGCCCGTCCGAACGCTTGAGCTGCCTGGTTGGGCTGAGCTAGAGGAAGTCTCTGCTTTCGTGGCTTTACTTTAAGTTTACTGCTCACGCTTCACGCACCTCCTAATCTGCCCTGTAACGGCTTCAAACTGCTTGAGCAATGAGCCATCATCGTTTCGGTTCAAAGTCCGATCATAAGCCGGAGAGACGTCCCACAAGTCATTTACGAGGACGCCATGTGCCACGCTGTTGAGCAGTGCGCTTCGATGCGCTCCTGTGATGCTTATGATCTCGTCAAGAGTGAACTCTCCAACGTACTCAGTGCCTTTGAACAGCTCATACAGTTTCATGCTTCTTCCTCCTTGGTACGAATTCATATCCCGTCAGCCGGAACGCTCTCGGTGTCTTCGGGTGATCTGTTTCGATCAGTCCATCTGTTCGCAGCATATCCATGTGGCGAAGCACCGTGGCATTTGATACGCCGACGCCGTCAGCAATCTCTTTGTAAGACGGTGCGTACCGATGTTCTTTGATATACCGGCAGATGTACAGATATATGTCTTTGTGGATCTGCTGACCTTCTTTATATTTCTGTTTGTACATTTTTTCTCAACTCCCTTTGTTTGGAATCAATAAATTTGCAAAATGCTAAAACAAATTCTTTGGCTAATGGATCTGGGTATATTTCCATCAATTCCATACAGCGATCATAAACTGCTTTTGAATATTCATCCGTGAGTTCAACCAGATAAAACTCTTTTATTAATTCCCATAATTTAGGCATAAACATTGCCATCATTGGAATATCATCTTTTCTTACACTTGCCATTTCTCCTCCCATGAATGTGTAACGTGTAACATAAGTATTTAATTTTCCTTATAATTACCTTTTTATATAATATTAAAATATACTTTATAGTAAAATATTAGTTACATTAGTTACACTAAGTAAAAAATCCAGTATTTATAAGGGTTTGAGGGTGTTTCCAGAGTGTAACTAAGTGTAACTAGCCGTAACTAAAATCATTCAAATGGTATCTCACACTGACACATTTTTTCAAATTCACTTAATTTTCTGACTTTTTGGTAGCATATCTGTGGACCATACTTTCCACATCTCACCCGTTTCCCGCCGTTTTCCCTTTCCCATCCGTCAATGCAGTTCTGCATGATGGAGTGAATTTCATTGGACTCGAACCTTGTGGGCTTGCGGCCCTCGTTACCCAGCGCCTGTTCATATAGCATTGCGACACAAACGCGAGGTTCTACTGTATGGTCTAACCATTCTTGAATAATTCCGACCCTCACATCCTCTTCCATAAATTCCTCCTGCTTGTCCTCTATATATTGCTGCAAATTCTTCGGAAGAATTAATTTAGGCGTTCTATTGGCCTTTTCAAAAAGCTCCATGGCTTCTCCCCAGGCATTTGTAAAGTCGGACGCTACGGCTTGTGGATCATCGAACATGGATTTTAGAACATGTTCTTTCCTCGTGACTATCGGAAGGAATCGTCTGTTGCCTGTTCTATCAGTCAGAAAACGGTCATTATTGGTTGTTCCGGCAAACACACACACTCTTGGCCTTTGCTCTGTTCTGCGCCCATATGGAGGCCTATACGTGTCTACTGTGGATGTTAGAAATGCTTTGATACTCTCGACTTCTTTTGCTTTTTTAGTAGCCAGTAGCTCTGCCAGTTCCACCATCCACATGCCACGCAGTTTTTCCGGGGCTTTGTCACCCTCGACTGTATTGAAGTTGTCGTTATACCATGCGTTATTGAGTGATAAGAGCCTCAAAAATGTAGATTTTCCAATTCCCTGCGAACCATACAACACTGGCATGTAATCAAATTTACACCCCGGATGGAATGCCCTGCTGATCGCGCCTAACATAAACAGTTTCATGCACTCCCTGGAATACTCTGTGTCTTCCACTCCCAGATATTCTGGAAGTAATTTGCTGATATATCCCGTCTTTTTATTCCACTTATTCTTATGAATGTCAGTAAGCATATCAACAACAGGATTGAATCTGTTTCTGTTTGCCACGATATTAAGTGCTTCCATGATCTTCTCCAGACTCTTTAGTCCGTATTTTGATTCAATGTACGACTTTAAATTACTGTCGTCGCTGTTACTCCATTCCCTGTACATGTTTACATGCTCCCACGGGAGACTTCCGCAAACAAAGGGTGCGTATGATAACTCATTATATTTGATATGTCCATATAGATCAGGGTCGTACTCAATGGCTTCACACATATTCTTAATGCTCTGAATCATTGTTCCTTTTTCTGTAAAATCAAACTCCGGCTCCCTCCACCCCTGTGTTGCAACCCCCTCTGAATCAATGTGAATGGGTTTTCCTTTATCGTATCTAGTCGCGCTTGATACAATGACTTTGACTTCCTGCTCAGACAATGGAGGTGAACAGGAGCTTTCATTCTCAGCCATGGTAGCGGCGAACACTGATTGGTCTGATGCCCCCTTCGCTTGCATCATACACGCAAAACGAAAAAGCATCTGATTTCTTTGTCCTGCAGCCACGATAGTTGGCATGGTAAAAGCTGTACTCTGCTTCTGATCGTCATGGTTCAAGAAGTATTCTACATTGTTATCAGCCTTTGCAATTTCAAATTCATCCGGTGAATATTCCCATTCATACCGATTACCATTCTTATGTATTGATGGAGGAGCTACTACATACCCGCCATTTCCACGAATATCTACACCGTCAATAATTCCGGCTCGGTTCTTTATTTTGCCATTTCCACGATAGTACAAATGGTATCCGCCACGCCCCGTGATAGCCGTCCATGTTTCTGGGAAATCACCGTGTTCACGCTGCCAATCTTCAAGTGAATGGTACCCATCTATTCCACGGTCTTCATCAATGTCTAAATCGATTACAAATACGTTTTGGCTAACTGATCCAGTCGCAAGACCTATATTTGCATTTGGGTATTTCTGCCACCAAGCTTTTATCTGAGCTGCGTCCGTAGTTGCGTCTTTGCATCCATTCCTGGTAAGCGGAACTTTATCGCGGTATTTTAACGGGAAGACAGCAAATCCTTTTTTGGCATATTCGATAGCCGCATCATACATACTTGGATATTCATTCATTGTAAACTCCTATGAGCTGATTTAATGTCCCTGGATTGTTTAAAAGATTAATGAAATCTACTACCGTCTTTTCTCGAATGGAATATATTTTATTATTTGCATCGTGAGCAACGATTGTTCCAGAAGTATAAAAACTCTGAATTATGCCGTTTTTATCACGTACATTAAATTGCTTTCCATTATTGAATACTTCCGCACTGAATCCTGCATCTATTAATTTTAAATAAACATACAGGCTTTTATCCATCAAACTCGCCCCTTTCAAGTCTTTCTTTTAAATCTCTGTATAAAATTTCTTTTATCAGTCTCCCGGATGTTTCTTCCTTGCAAAAAACCACATTCATGTTGTATCGGACCATCCACGCAACACTAGAAGCCAGGAACGCATTGGAGTTGAATTTACTTCGATATTTACTGTTTAGAAGGTTTTCCCAGCTTGAATTTTCACAAATGAGATAAATCCTACACTTCTGGTCTAATGCCCGTTCAAACTCTCTTTTGAATCTCTCGCGTCCTCTGGTAAAACATGCAGCTAATTCATCTAAATTCATTTTTCGTTCTACCACGCAGAGTGGCTTAATTGTGCTATTGGTATCAAACAGCAACTCACCACTCGGCAACACTGCATTATAGGTGTAGTCACCATAATCCAATGTTGCTCGACTGTATGGAGCGGAAAAGGATTTATACCGCTTATCCGCTCGTTCAGTCGCTTGTTCTCTGGAATCAACAAGAATCTGGAAAGACTTTAAGACTTCTTTTTGATCGAAAATATCCATTAGTTAAATGGCAGCTCCTCATCTGTACCGTCTGGAACACTCATGAAATCATCTGAATTAGCGCGTGAAGAATTATTGCTACTTAAGATTTTGTCTTTTGGAAGTTTGTAATCACCGGAGCGGATTTTATCGACTTTGCAGAAGGCTGCCAGATTGGTAGCTCTTCCAATACTTCCGTCATTCTTCTCATATTCTCTTTCGTTGAAAAGACCGCCAGCAATTTTGCCTTTGAATTTCTGCTCATCCCAGTCAAAATGGTAACCCGGATTAGATTCTTCAATAGCTTCTGTAAATGTTTTAAAACGTCTCTTTGTCCAGTTATCTTTTTCTGATCCATCATCATTTGGAATGTTCAGAAGATAATTGCAGTGCCATTTTTTATCCTCACTCTGCTGAGCTTTATATTCTTTTGCATAGAAGCCCGCATATTCGCCTTCTGCGATATCGCAGCTGATTTTTACATACTGGCCCACGCTGTTGCTGCAAAGCTCAGCTCCAAGAATTTTCACCACATAGCCACCTTTTGGAAGTGCTTCATAATCTCCATAAGCCTGTGTTTTTTCATAATCTCCAAATCTTTTAATTGCCATGTTTTTTATCTCCTTTTAAAATATTTGTTATAGTCATAGCACATAGAAATAGCTTCTTCTTTATTCGCACATTTCCTGTACTCACGAATTGCTTTGTCATGGTATAATTGATGAATATAATACGATTCGCATCTTATTCGATAGGCGTATCGGCCTATTAAAAATACATACCAGTTTTGTTCTCTCATCAAAACTCCTTCATAACTTCAATAACCTTCGTGATATCATTCGGAATATATTCCTCTTCAAATGCCCCCAGTGGCGTTCTTGCAGTGTCGTTATGAGAAGTGGTTGAAAAACAATAGGTGTTCTCCTGTTTCATTGATCTGAGTAACCAGTTGAATTTACTGTCGATGTTATTTTTTTCAGTCTTTCTTCCATTGGTCTTAATTCTGGTAAACTCATAACCCGCGTCAGTCATTTCTGTTTGTGTATGGAACAGCAGGATTACTGTCAGATCATCTCTGAGCTTTGACGGGATATCCACCAAGTCCCAGATGCTCGAGGCGAGGTCCATCCACTTGTCATAGCCTTTCTCTTTGCATCTCCTCATTTCGTCCGATACCATTAAGTTATTTACGGTATCGACAACGAAATAATGGATATGTGGTGCTTTTTCTGCAATGTTTAAAAGATATTTGACTATAGTCTGCGGAAAACTGGTCTTTACGTAATTGTTCTTATCAGTGGAATATTGATCTCTCCAGCCTTTCCAATTCAGGCCCTTTCCATCGCAATCACAGTAATAAGTTTCCTCTGGATTAAGATTGCGAAGAGATGTGCTTTTACCACTTCCAGGTTCGCCCATGATTCCAATTAAGTTTGCCATAGCTTACGCCTCCACTTTGTCGTATACGATATGTTTGCTGCCTTCGATAATCAGAATACTTGCGATCTGACGCATTGATAATGTACTTTCGTTGTAGATTTCTGTCAGTGCATTATAAGCTTCTCCTGTTACTTTTACTGCTGCGTCTTTTTCGGCTGTTGCCTGCTTCTTTCTTGCCGGAATACGGATTTCAAATTCACTCACTGATATTTTCCTCCTTATATGATTTCTGAGCCGTCAAAAGCCCATTTAGAGCTTGTACGTAGCTCGCTAGTGTTCTTGCTTTGTATGAACTTTCGATGTAGTTATCAGCTACAAGAGAAAGCTGCTCGTCTATCAGAGCAAGGATCTCACCAATTCTCTCCTGCATCTTTTCTCACCTCGCTAAAGAAACAGTAAACATTGTCAGAGCCATCTCCTCTCGCCGGATTCTGCTCGCCACTTGGAAAGATTCCGCCAGCGCAATGATACTCAAGATGATTCAGATACATGTCCGGGTTCTCCCAGTCAAGAATGTACGCTTTCCGTCTGTTCAATTCCGACAGAAGCTCGTTCACTGTTGTTGTCAGTTCCATTGTCGGCAGAAGTTTCAGCTCTGTCTGATTCAGCATTTAACGGGCACCTCCCATCTATCAGAAGTTCCAACAGAAAAGTTTTGATTATCTTAAGCTTCTCGCGGATTTCTCTTTCAGAAAGATAATCAAAATTTATAGTCTGATACAAATCCCAATTGAATTCGTTTCCGAGAACTTCGATGATTTTTTTTCTTTTAACTCCTCTTACATTTAATCCGTATGATGAATGTTCAAACGTAATACTTGCTGCCGGAGCCTCATTCACAACTCTTTTGCAAAGTTCGTAAATCTCGTCAATCTCTTTCTCAAACATCTCCACTCTCCTTTCTCTCTGGTGTATCAATATCCCAGAGGATTCCATATACGATTGCCGCTGTCATCACCGCCGCAAAAAGCTGTCTGCCCGATCCGCCCCATTGCCAGAACGGAAGGAACGTGGAAAAGCTCCCGATCAGTGCGGCACAGATGATATTTTTCAAGTTATTCACTGATACCTCCTATGATCCACGCAAGATTGCTTGCCACCAGTGCGGCGACTGTCACAATCCATGCTGTGAACCATCTCCTTGACTTTTTCTTGCTTTCCTCGACAATCTCAGTAGCAAGTGCTACTTCGATGTCAGCCCATGTTGGCTGATTTTCGTTTTTAATTTCGCTCATATCTAGCTAATTTCTCCTTATTTTTTCTTATTTGTCTTTACAATTAGCAGATAGAGAACTATAATGTATCTATCCACTAAGGTACTTTAGTGGGTGCAAAGCTCCGGGGTGGAGGTGCTAGCTCCCTCCGGGGCACTCACTTATTGAGAGCCTCTTTGCCTTTCCAGACGTGTCCGGTCACTTCATAGACTTTCCTAGGGCTTATGATGTATGTGATCCTGCCACCGGAAAGGCTTTTTGCTGGCTTGTTATTCTGGATAGCAGTCCCGATCGGCAACCATCCGTACACAATCCCTGCTCGGATTGATGTTGCAGGGAGTCCGATCAACTGGCTTGCATCAGATACGCTCATGTTCTCCGAGGAGAACTCTGGCATCTGTGGAATGCCGGATATGATTCTTGCAACCTCCGCGGCAAACTGATGAACTTCTGCATTCTCTTTGATGTAAGTATCAACTTCGCTCATTTCATGCTCCTTTCTCGTTTTCTTTCTGGCCAGAATCATCTGGCTTATTCTCGGAAAAACTTTCCGTCTTACCAAGAATGTATCCCTTGTCAAAATCTGACATATTAGGAATCGCGTTTTTCAACTTTTCAACGATTCTTTTTTCTTTTTCAGACATGCACTCACTCCTTTCTTGTGATATACTCTCCTGTGAAAGGAGAGATGTTATGGAAATTTCTGGTTCACAAATCAAATTGTTAAAACGTCTTTATAAAACTGATATACCGTTGTCTGATTTTTCCGATTCGGAAAAAGGAGAAATAGAATATCTTGGGAAACGTGGGTTCATTAAATACAGTAAAGAAGATACTGATTCAAGAATCACACCAACCATTGTCTGCATTTAGTCAGCTGGAAAAGCTTTTTATGATTCTTATGCAAGAGACCGCAGACGGTGGTATATCCCTGTTGTTCTGTCCGTTGTTGCCATCGTAATTAGCTTATTTGCACTGTACAAATCTGGACAGGTAATCAATGTTTACATTGACGAAAACAAAATGAATACGGTCACAGCTGAGAATCCTCCAGCAAATGCAGATAACAAATAGGGGAAATTCGGATATCTGTAAATGATTGGTAATCCGTCACCATACTTGCGCAACGCTCTGTGTGCTTGCCTAGCCATTTTCCCATGTGAATAATGAGGGTCACTATTTATGGAATCCAAGATTTCCCATTTTGTCATGTTGTCATATTTTGACGGTGTTCTGTGGAACATTTGTTTTCACCTCCATCTGCCCTGCCATCATCAGCACCGGTTGGGCGGTTCCGGTGGACGGTCATTTCTGACTTTTCTTTTATTGTTTTCATCTGTCAAATTTTCGTGATATACTTCTTTCTGAAAGAAGGTGATTAAATGATAACCGGGAAACAATATCGGTTAATGAAGTCCGTTCTTAAAAATAACGGAACCACTGCACAAGATACCGAGAATCACGAAATGTATAGATACTTAGCATCTAAAGGATTCTTACGCAAGCAACCTGTGCGTGGATATGAAGGCTACGTGGTCACTCAAGACGGTGAAGTTGAAATGAAAATATACAGAGAAGATACTTACCGTTTTAAAGTGACTACTGCGATCTCATTCATTGCTCTTATCACAAGTATCGTTTCCACAATTTTGAAATTCTGTATCAAGTAGATCGTCTGCAAGATGTCCAAGCGGTATTCTCTCACCGGGTTCCAGATGGATAGGATTCGGAAGCTCTAATCCATTTGTTTTCCCGGTAAGGGCTGCCACTTTCAACTGATTTACCTGTCTCTGTAAATCCCTTACATAATCAAATAGATACTGAATATCTGTTTTACTCAACCGTTTTCACCTCCAAGTTAAGAACTTTGAACTTTTTCTTTAAAAAAATAGTCCTGTATATCATCGGCAGAAAGCTCCAACAGATTGACTGCTTTGCAAATATCTGACTGCTTCCAAAACAGCTTTCCGTTGAGCTTCAGCGATAATGTACGCTCCGACCATTCCATAGCATTCGCAAAGGAACTCTGACTATCATATTTTTCAATGATTCTTCCTTTGAGCTTACTATAATCAAATGCCATATCTGCACTCCTTTCTAGTTCAATGTTTTGAACTGATTATAATATAACATCGCCATTACGCTATGTCAATACATTTTTTCAATATTTTTAACTTTTTTGTTTTAAGTCTTGAACTTTTGTTTCATATGTGATATATTATCATCAGAAAGCGAAAGGAGAATAGTATAATGGAAAAAGTTAGTTCATCAGAAAGATTTAAGACTTTGATGGACGAACGTAATCTGAGACAGGTTGACATTCTTAATCTTGTTCTTCCATATTGTAAGAAATACAATGTGAAAATGAATAAGTCGGATATCAGCCAGTACGTTTCCGGAAAGACAGAGCCTAGTCAAGAAAAACTGGTTGTCTTAGGAATGGCACTAAATGTTTCAGAGTCGTGGTTAATGGGATTTAATGTAGGACGCGCCAGGAAAGACACACCTAATCAGGCGAAAGAAGATTTTAATCTGATTTCAAAATTCTCATTATTAAGCGAACGTGATCAGAAAATTGTTTTAAGTCTAATTGATTCCATGCTTTCTAATTAAAAAAAAGGTGGGGCCTAATCGCCCCACTTCTCCAGAAATAGTTTTATGAATGTGTACAGGTACTCTAATGTACCTGTCTTTTTTATTCCATTTATCATCCCGATAATCTCTTTCTTATAATCCATAAATAACCCTCCCTATTGCAATTACCACCTACATTACAGTATATGTCCGGTTTTTGGGAAACAGAACCGAACATTCGTTCATTTTTTGCTATTATGCCACTAATGTTCGCCCTTGGAAACTGCCAGATATACACCGATATGTTTATGATTGCATAGAAATTATTCGTAACATCAAAAATATAGTCTTTTCTGTTTAGTGGCAGGGCGAATAAAAACGGCAGCATGGTCTGCTTTATTTCATGGGCGCTATTTTTATGTAGGGTAAAAGATCTGTACGCATTTTGGACAGAATACACTTCTGACTCTTCACGGATATAATCGTCTACACACATTGGTAAATAAACAATGTAATTAAGCAAAAGCACAGCTCCTATTATAATTAGTATATTTTTGTTTATTTTCATTTCATAAATCACCTAAAAACGTCTATTTACAACTAAATTTAACGATGCTATAATAAAAATAACATATTTAAACACTTTTTTTTGCAAATGGCGAAAACAATGTTTACAAGGGAATGATTTACATGAAAATTGCGATTTGTGACGATGATAATTTACGGATTGAGATTTTCAAAAATAGCATTGACCGATATCTAAAAGAGCATGGTGATGGTGGATATGCATTAACCACCTACACCAGCGGAAAGCCTTTGATCGACGATGTTTCAGATGGTGAATGGTATGACATAATAATTCTTGATGTCTCCATTAACGGAGAAAATGGCATAGAGATTGCCAAAAGATTAAGAAAAATCGGATACTATGGAAATATCACTTTTTGGACAGAACGCAGAGAATATGTATTTGATGCACTTGATGTGCTGCCGGTTCATTACATCATTAAAGGCTCTGAGCATGGAAGAATGTATTCAGTTGTTAAGCAGACGCTTGAAAATATTCGTGAAAAAACGCTTACTATCAAGAACAAGGACTACTTTCACAGAGCTGAATTCCGGCATATTGAATACATCGAAAGCCAGAACAAATACATAATGATTCATTGCACGTGCGGAATATCACACAAGGAACGAGGAAAGCTCAATGATATCGAAAAGAGTCTTGACGGAAGATTTTTGCGCTGCCACCAGAGCTATATAGTTAATATGGACGAGGTAAGCGAAGTAAGCTATTTTTTTACGATGGTATCTGGCGCGATCGTCCCGATCAGGCAAAGAGAACTTGCGAAAATAAGAGAAAAATATGAAAACTACGTCATTGGAGGGAAATAAAGCATGAGCGAAGAAAAAACAAAGAAATGCAAGTATTGTAAAACAGAGATTCCGGCAGATGCTAAGGTCTGCCCGCAGTGCCGAAAGAAATTAAAAGGCGGAAAACTCAAATGGGTTGTACTGATAATCCTTGTCGGAGCTATCATCGGAGCTGTAGCTGGCGAAAGTGATTCAGAATCAGATAAAAGCGCAGCAACCGCTACTTCTTCAGAAAAGAAAGAAACTGCTGCTAAATCAAAAGAAGAAGCTGCGCCGATCGAGTATACTGCTGTTTCCGTTAATGATATGATGTCCGATCTTGATAGCAACGCCATGGGTGCATCTGATAAATACAAAGGTAAATACCTTGAGATCACTGGAAATCTCAGCAACATTGATGCTTCCGGAAAGTACATCAGCCTCACAGCAGATGGCGATTTTGAAATCATCGGCGTACAGTGTAATATTAAAAACGACGAGCAAAAATCAAAGGTAGCATCTCTTACCAAAGGCGATAAAGTAACATTAAAAGGAAAATGCACAGATGTTGGAGAAGTCCTTGGATATTCTTTTGACATTGACGAGATTGAGTAAACCAGACTAGCTCCTGCTTAACGGCAGGGGCTGTTTTTATACAAGGAGGAAAATCATGGCAAAAAGAAAGAAATACCCGAAATTGCCGAATAGTTTCGGGTCCATCCGCTATCTCGGTAAGGGCCGAAGAAACTGCTATGCAGTGCACCCACCGGCAACGCTGGATGCAACAGGAAAAGCGATCCGTCCGCCTGCGATCTGCTACGTTGACGACTATCTAAAAGGGTTCGCCGTTCTGACAGCTTACAAAGCTGGGACGTACAAGCCAGGTATGGAAAAAGAACTTGAGATTGCCCCTACAACGGACGCAGATGCCCTTATAAGCCGTATTTTGTCGGACTACAATACATTTAAGGGCACAGAGGAAAAACACCCGGAAACGCACAAATTGACGTTTACAGAGGTGTATGAACAATTCTACGCATGGAAATTTCCAGTCGGAACAAAAGCGTCTTATAGTTCGATGGAATCATACAAAACAGCTTACTCAAACTGTAAAACATTGCACAATCGCACATTTGAAGATTTAAAAGCCCCCGACTTGCAAGACGTAATAGATAAATGCACTCTTAAGAAACAAAGCAAAGCAATTATATTGACCCTTTTTAAGCAGATGTATAAGTATGCCATTTATTCAGAAATTGTGTCGGAAAACAAGGCTTTATATGTAAAAGTTAACGCAAATGATGATACAGAGCACGGCACGCCTTTTTCAGATGAGGAATTGCAAATCCTTTGGAATAACACCGATGATCCAGAAGTACAGCTCATTCTGATCATGTGCTACTCCGGCTGGCGAATTGGCGAGGTCCTGAAGCTTACGACAAATCTTGAAGAAAGATATTTCCAGGGCGGCATCAAGACTGCAGCCGGAAAAGACAGGATCGTTCCGATCCATCCGGCTATATATGAGTTTGCAAAGGACAAGGTCCTGACGCAAAACGGCAGGCTCTGCATCTATTCCCAGACGCAACACCGAAACGCCCTGTTCTACCCTACACTGGAACGATTGGGGATAGTCGGCGATCCGAAGCACACGCCGCATGATTGTCGACACACCTTTTCCGCCCTGTGCGAAAAATATGGCGTCCGGGAGAACGACCGGAAGAGGATGCTGGGACATTCGTTTGGGAACGATGTCACGAACGCTGTGTACGGTCACAGAACGCTGGAAGAACTCCGGGCGGAGATTGAGAAGATAAAAGTTCCGTTTGTGACTAACTGTGACTAACCGTTCCTATTTTTATCATTTTTAAACTGCCTTAATCGCTCTAACAAAAGTCTGCAAAGTCTTGATTTTACTGGCTTTTCCGCATTTTACAAGGGATTTCGCAAAGACATTTTCTTTAATCTAATTTTAATGAAAATCTTCAAGAATCCTTTGTTTATGCGGGTTTCAGGACTTCGTTTGTGACTAATTTGTGACTAACCGTGTAAATCTATATCTGTTCATAACATCGTAATTTGACGTAAAAAAAGAGAGTCAGGTTTTTAGGCCCAACTCTTTTTCTGACTGTCCACTCGTGCCGCTGCTAACAGCCCCCGAATTGGGACATACAGCTCTTCCGTTCATGCACGGTGGAATCAGTCTGCACTCTTCACTTGTGCTAGCCACACAGGGCGCTATACATCATAAGTTCAATCCTTGCGCGACTATTGACAGTATAAACTGTTTTGAAAGAAAAATCAATCAGAACATAAATTTGGTTAAAAGGAAAAAGCCCCAAGGATTAACTCCAAGGGGCTTAAATCTTATACTTTTTTGATATATTTTGCGGAAACGAATCCGAAGTACTTTCCAGCAATGCGGACGTAGTACCAGTTGCTTCCGTCACTTGCTTTCTGAGTGAAGTTCATAACATCGACCTTGTTTCCTTTGTTCAATGTCGGATATTTTTTGATGTTCGGATACTCTGCTCCAGCCCATGTGCGGACGTTCAGACTAGAAGCTGTGACCTGCCCAGTGTACAACCTCTGATTCTTGTCTTGCTTTTTGGCGATTGTTGTTGCAGTTGCAGCCACATTTTTTGCCCCATCAACAGCAAGGTACTTCGTAGCAACCCAGCCGATTCCGATTCCAGCGACCTTGATCTTAGTCCATGCACCGGACTTTTCTCCATTGATCTCAACACGGTTTCCTTTGTTGATTTTTCCGAGAATATATCCGTTCGGGCTTTCACGGACATACAAATCGTCTGCTGTGGAAGTAGCTGTACCGGTTGCTTTCCAAGTCGCAGTCTGTCCCTCACTTCCCCAGTCAATCCAAACATATCCGTCGATTGCAGAATCGCTGATAGCGTAGGATTTGTTGCGCACAGCTCCGCCATTTGCAACCACGCCGGCAGCACTGGAAGTATTTCCCTCGTTGGTATATACAACACTACCATTGAAGCTGCGGACAGAGCCAACATGGGAACCGTTACGGAATATAATCAACGCGCCTACTTTTGGTGACTTGTGCCATGTTCCATTGCTCTTGGCGTGATTTGTAATGCTCTTGCAGTTATAGAATCCGCCACCCATAATCTGCAATGCTCTTGTGATTCCCAGAACCTTAACCAGCTTCCAGAACTGATACTCCGCACACCATGGTTGAGCCTGGCAACCCGGCTGCCCCCAGGAATTTACATCACGAGCAAATCTGGTGTAATTGTTGTATCCGGCATTTTTCTTAAAATCATCCAGATAGGCATTACTTTTCTTTTCAAGATATCCGCCGTTTGAAGCATAATAATCACCAAGTTCAAGGAATTTCTGTAATTTTGTTTTAGCCACTGTTGTTTCTCCTTTCTGTGTCGTTCCTCTATAATCCTTGTAGAACACATCCATATCAACATTTCCGCTGATTCCGGATACTTTTCCTTTGCTGGAATACTGCCAGCCAATTCCTGCTTTTGGTTTTACTCTTGTTTGCATTGTCCCATTGTCGGGGTCTGGGTAATGAGCAATCCAGCACTCATACTTTCTGAGTGCGTCAGTCAGAACGCCGTTGTACCAGTCCGTGTTGCAGTAGATGCCGACCTTATAACCAGCTTTCTTCATTCTGGTCAAAAATGCGACTGCAATGTTTTCGACTGCCTGTTTACCGAGTTTTAGCTGATTAGACCACTCAAGGTCGTAGAACACTGGGAAGTCCAGTCCTCGCCCGTTCAGTGCGGCAATCACATCTTCCGCTTCGTCAATCGCTTGTGCCGGTGTCAGAGCGTATGAATATTTATACCCGCCGACAAGGATTCCGTTGCTCTTACATCCTTTGTAGTTGTACTCGAATGAGCTGTCAACGCCTGATTTCTGATGGATTCTTAAAATGGCGAATTTAATGCCGGATTTAGCCACTTTTGCCCAGTCCGGTTTCCCTTGGTTGGATGATACGTCAATACCTTTAATCTCCAATTTATCAACTCCTTTTTATGAAATTTTCAAAGTTTCTTAATCAACAAAATGGGAAGTCTTTATATTTGCTTATTGCGTTGTTGCTATTTTATCTGAAGCCATGCTTCCCATCTTCCATTGTTCATATTCCTGAAAAAAATACCTTTGTCAGTAATAGCATACGCAGTTAAATATTTTAAATTACCGTTAGATGGAACTACAAAAGCGTTTATCCATATTGTGTCTTCAATCGGCGTGTTTTTGGATGTAGAACCATTTCCTGAGTATATACCAGGAGAAGCAATGTTATTCCAATCTTCAACATTAACATCTACTTGTCTTAGTGCGCTTAAAGTTTTACTATTTAATTCATTAAGCGCTCCAATCACCGTCTGGTTGCTCGTCTGCAAGTTGCTAATAACCGCATTGGTCAGCTTTTCCACTATCCAGTTCCAGATTCCGCTGAACGGCGAAAGCTTGTTTGACTTCGATGTTGCGTCGTAAATCATCAGTGTGTCGTTGTCCGCCGGCGTTGCTTTCTGTGTGTACTCGTTAAATTTACCCATTACTGTAATCTCCTTTCTAATTCCTTGATACGTTTTTCTTGCTCGTCAACCTTTGTGCTAAGTTCCTGTATGGCTTTAATGGCGTAGTTGAGCAAGTACGGGCTGTTAATCTGCTTAATGTCCATCTCGCCATTTTCGTCATATCCGCCGCCCAGAGCCAAGTTCGGGTCGATTTCTTCCAACTCGTCCGCCACGAAACCGATGCTTTGATGCCATCCACCCATCCGCTCTTTCCAGTCAAACTGACGGACTTTCATGCGATTTACCGTTTCGAGAGCGTCTGTTTCACTGCTTTCGATGTTTTCTTTTAGACGGATGTCGGAAACTTGTGAGGCTGTATATAGATAGTCTGTGCTAAAGCCAGATCCACCCCATTTAGCACGGATTCCTAAACGTCTGTATGTTGCCGCATCTCCATGTTTACTACCCGTTCCTGAATAAAGATAGGCCACTTGCGAACCATCTGCGCTTACGGACGCTACCGGTTGTCTTTTGACTTTGCCGGATGTTTTTGCTTGATTTTCCAAGTCGTAAAACATAAGGGTTCCATCGACAGTTGCGTTTCCGCCTACGCTCAAGCTTTTGCCAATAGTTGCACTTCCATCTGTCGAAAAATTTGCTCCAAGTTCGCATCCGTCCGTAAAAAGTGAGTTTGTATTTATTCGGACTTTATTGTTCAGATAGCGAACAATATAGCCTTCCCATTTTTTGCTCGTATCACCTTCCATCCAAAGTTCAGGCACTTTATTCTGGACTTTCTGTGCGTACAGCCCATACTTTCCAAGCATCAGCGCATTGTAGTTGTCTGCATCTGTGTAGTCTGTATACAATCGCAATCCGGCAGTATTAAGAGATACCATTGGATTTCCAGTGTTTTTATTAAGTACGACATATCCGGTATATCCTAATCTCGATATCTGATTTCCGTCAGCATCGTAAATCTTCAGCTGACCGTTTCCGTTATTCGTGCCGCCAAGACTGATAACGCCACCCTTCATAGCATTGAATGAGATAAACAGCGTCTGGTTTCCGCTCTCATCTTTTTCGTAGTACAGCCCCTTAAACTTTCCATCATCTGACAGGATATCAACTATCTGCTCCTGTGTCAGTGATGCTACATCAACCGCAACGGAATACGTCTGGTAGTCCGCAAGCTTTGTTTTTGACTGGTCAAAGTACAGCGAAACCTTGAGCATGTCATGGGCCTTGAGCGACAGGCTATTGACATTGATACTCAGCCGGTCAAGTGCCGCAGTCTGCGATACCGTGAGTATTGCCCATGTAGCGCCGTTGTCGGTGGATTTTTCAAGTTTCCACCAACCTTTCTGCGACTGCGCAACTTCGCCGTTTCCGTCTCTGTAGAACGAATCTACAATGAGCGGCGCCGGTGTTATCTTCTTGTCTGCTCCCATCAGTAAAACATCAGCGTTTGACTGGAAAAAGTAAGTCCTTCCGGCAGCCCCCGGTTCGCCCTTAATCTTTGTCCAACTATATCTTGCTGGGTCGGTGCTATCATCCGGCGTGTAATCGGTATACTGCCCGATATACAACTTATTGACACTATCGTCTACGGAGAAACCTGTTCTGCCATCAGCGCTATTCGCATAAGCGATATGGAAGTATGGTGTTTTTCCGTTCGCTCCCGGTGTTCCCGGCACGCCCTGTGCTCCGTTTGCCCCCTTAATCAGTGACCACGTATACTTTGTCGGATCGGTGCTGTCGGCTTCCACGAAGTCCACGTACATGCCGATATATTCACGGTTTCCGTCACTTACTGAAAAATCTGTTCTACCATCCGCACTATTGGCATAAGCAAGGTGCGTGTACTGTGTCTTTCCGTCTTTTCCGTCTTTTCCCGGGATGCCCTGCGGTCCGGCGTACTGTTTCGCAAGTGAGAACTGTTTCGATACGACAAGGTTATTCAAGTATGCCGCCTTGATGTTCACCCATCCGCTGTCTGCGGTCAGCCCGGTAACGGTGTATGTCTTATTCTCCTTATTCCAACTTCCCTGTATGTTCTGGGACGTCGTAATCGTGTACGTACAGTTATCCGTGATGTCCTGCGTGCCGTACATGACGGTCGCTGTTGTGGTGCACTCTGGGAACTCTGTATAGTTGCCGTCGCTGTCAACCGGGATTCCCTGATAGTCGTTATCAAGCTGCATGGTCATGTTCCTGGCTAGAGCTGCCATGTTCTCAACATCTTCAATCTTTTCATCAAGTGGTTTACCGCCGATCGTCACATAACTTCCGTTAAGGGTAACTGATCCGGTATCCATATCCGCTTCAAATATCGCATTTCCACTTTTGTCTCTTACGATGAGCGTTCCTGCGTTAATATAGTCGGCGTTGATGCCCTCTGCATAGAGTAGCCTGGTTATTAATTCGCCAGTCACCGCAAAACCGTAAGGATACGTTTTTCCACCATCAATCGACACGGCAAACGCCTCCGCTGTCAGCTTCCAAATTATATTAGATTCTGCTATGGTCGGCTTGTTGTGCATATAGTATATGATACTACCATCCTGTTGTGGCTCCTGTGTCATATACAGACCGCTCGAAGAGCTGAGTGTTTCAGCTAATCTCCGTATAGCCTCTTCTCTTGCGGACGTTTCTTTTTGTACCATCCGGCGCGCTGCAACTATAGCTTTCGTGCTATTCCCGTAAAAGTCACTACTGCCTCTGATCGGATCATCGGCCTGTGTCTTAACTGTAGTCAGGCCGCCCACGTTACCTGATACATCTGTCAGAGGAGTAAGGTATTTGTTCCCTAACCGGTCGTAAGTATACATCATGTCGCCAAACTCGACGAGCGGGTCGTATACCAGATCGCCCTCAAGATTCCGGAATCGTGCCCCTACAATCTGTTCGCCGATAATATTCGCCACCGTCTGAAGCTGATCGGTGTCAATCAGCTCGTTCTCAAGTTCAAGGACGTACCCTTCCTCTCCGTATATGCCGGAATAATCAGTATCAGTATCGTCGCTTGACTGTCCGTTCGTTACCTTGATTCCGGTTATAACTATATCATCGCTGGAAAGTGTAGGTGGATTACCATAGTTCTTTAATTCCGGTATATTCGTCCTTTCAAAGTCCCATTTCACAAACTGTAGATTCCCGGAATAATCAATCCGGGCGTTCGCAGACTCAACCATAGCCGCATATCCAAACAGCTGGCGAAACGTCATACTGTCAGGAACGCTTCTTATTATTATAATATCGCCATGGTCCATGGTTAGATTCATGCCTATGCCGACAGTCTTACAAGCATCTCTGACAAGGTTAATGAGCGACTGCGGTAGTTTCAGTCCGCTAGTATATACCTTATTCGCCTTATACATATCATCCAACGCCGTAACATTGATGATATCCGAATACTGCTCCGGCGTAGTGACTGTATAGACTCCCTTGTCTATAGTTTCGATGATGTCTTTTGTAGCTGCCTGCGTTGCGATGATAGGATCGCCGGTACTGTCCAGAATCGGGTTATAACTTTCGTCCAGCAGCGTGCTTACAGATTCCGGTGCTGCATACGACGTCTGAAGCTTCAGATAAGCATGAACCTTAGCTCCGTAAAAGTTGTAGTTCTTCCACTGCTCCTGATCGTTATTGATGCTCAGTGTTAGTGTTTTGCAGACAGTAGCGCCGACCGGAAAGCTACTGCTCTCTGCACAGTCAGAAAACCCGTTGTCGCCGTTCATGATATCTTTGTTGATGGTCTTTTTTGTTCCGTCAGGAAAGGTGATGTCCACTACCATTCTGACCGGTTCGCCAGCTTCAAGCTTTTCTCTAAATGCGTTGCTTACGTTAATCACAGTGGATTCACCCCCGTCATGTTAAACTCTAATGTTGACATAATCTTTCTATCGTCCGACAGTTCCCCGATAGCTATGTTTTGTGTCTGGCCTACGTAGAACGGAGCATCTCTCCAAACTCCGTAATACGGCGAGAAATAATGTAGCGTAAATTTATATCCTTTTGCTACCATCTGCAAAATTTTGGTTGCTTCTTCCATTGGGAGATCACTACCCTTGTATGTGTATTGTTCCACAGTAAACATCGGCGTAAAATAGCCTACACCGTATTGCGTCCTCTGACTGGATTCCGTGTAAGTCGTGGCAAAGGAGAACGCAAGGTCTTTATCCGGTTGCCAAATTACTATTCCATTGATTTTGTATTTTTCCATAACGTCCTCCTTTCTATGCCATTTCAAACGGGTTTTTGCCGCTTGTATCTCGTCTCATCTGTGCTTCTTTCATCATCTCGTCAAACAGCGTCCTGCGATTGATCTGAGCTGTAAACCGGTAGTTTCCACCACTGGTCTGTCGTCCTGCTGTTTCTTCCCGGACAATCTTTCTGAGCAGAGCTTCCGGTGTCTCGATATTGTTACCCTGTTTCTGGTCGCCCAGCACTGCAAGAAACTCACTTCGAGGTGGAATGACCGCACCTTTGGCTAAATACGGAACTGTTGGAACTCGTGGAAAAGTAGCTTTAAACCCGATAGTCTTTGAACCAGTCGGAGTTGGCACTTTCCATGGGCCAAACGAAAAAGCTGATTCCACGGTACTGATTGCACCGTTAATAGTTCCAATAGCGCCGTTGATAGTACTGATTACTTTGTTGAATACTGACACTACGGTGTCTCTTATTTTTGTGAATATATCAACTACGGTATCCCTCGCATTAGAAAACTTGTCGACAATAGTGTCCCTAATAGCTCCTACTTTTGTAGTTACCGTATTCCACATGTTTTTGAAAGTGGTCGTGGTTTTTTCACTCACATACTTCCATACCCCACTGATTTTTTCCCTAAGGTTTGTTAATTTTTTTGTAACTCCGTCAACAAGTCCCCTTGTTTTTCCAATAACCCAGTCTTTCAGTTTTGTAGCAGCTTCTTTGATTTTGTCCCAGTTCTTGTACAGCAAAACGCCGATTGCTATAGCTGCGCTGACTGCGATTACGAAAATTCCGGCAGGACCGATAGCTGTTGCAATAGCTTTAATTCCGCCCATGATGCCACCTGTACCAGTCATTAACGAGATAAGCCCTTTTGCGGCCATAGCTATTCCAGACACGCTCTTAATAACACTCGATGCCAATCCTGCAATCTTTGCTGCTGCGAACGCCCCAATCAAGGCCGCACCGAATGCTTCAACTATCGGCTGATGATCGGCAAGAAACGTAGCTACTTTTGCGACCAAATTAACCACTGTCGGAAGTCCTACCTCAATGACCCATTTCAGCATCGGAAGAACAATATTTTTGTAAATCCATTCAAGGACATTCCCAATAGATTCCAAAATTGGAGCAAATGCGCTCGTCAAATTGCTGATGGATTCCAGCAATGGATAGAAGTCCAAATTTGCCGCCCATGTTGCCGTATCCTCTGCAATTTTCTCAACAAACTGCATAACTACTACAAGAGCATCTGCAATGTTCTGAATAATCTGTGTCCCGACATTGTTCTTGTTCCATGCGTCAGCAAAGCCGGATGCAATGTTACCGATAGTCTTAAGCACATTCTGAGCAATCTTCAGCATGGTCGTAAGCATCGTTGTGCCTGTACCATTTGTCCAGACTTCAACTAGGCTTTTGCCTACACTCTTGGCGAGCTTTGCAATTCCAGACAGGGCAATCTGTGCCGCATCAATGGTATTCTTGCCCTCTTTTTTCCAAGCATCTTGAAATGGTTTCCAGAGTTTTTTTAAGAGCTTCGCAAGCTTTTCAGCTGATTTGCTGATTTTATCCAGAGCGGTTTCACCCTCTGCTACTTTTCCGTAATCTACGTTGCTGACTGCACTCGGAAGAGATGTTCCGCCGCCGCCACTGCCACTACCGGATGTCGACGGAGTTTTACTTGCTGTTGATGATGTATCCTGTGTAGAATACCGATTAATTTCATCGAGCGGACTAAGATATCCTTTCGCCGCTTTTGCCGCATCTTTTGTTGCATCAGCTACATCTTCCGTAGAATCCGCTAACTTGCCGGCGTTGTCTGCTGCCTGTCCGTAAGCATCTGCCGTATCCTGCACGCCACTGGCATCGCCTGTAAGGCCTGCCCCACTTCCACTTGTCTGACCGGAAGATTTCTTGCCAGTGATAAGCTCCGTGAATGACTTGAAGGCATTTGCCAGAGTTGCCAGTTTGCCTAGCAGAATATTAATAACTTTCAGAACAGGCGTGAAAATATTAATCAATCCCTGTCCGACTGTTGCCTTGAGAGACTGTAACTGCAATTGCATCACTCGCACCTGGTTCGCCCAGCTGTCAGAAGTACGAATAAAGTCACCAGATGCGGCAGATAGCTGCTTCTGCACAAAAGCCAATCGGAGAGCTACTTTCTCCTGTTCAGTCATAGCAGATGTGGTTTTGCCGTAGCCGTTGGCAAGTGCATACTGGTCAAGTGCGCTTTGTGTCATAACGACCCTTTATACCCTCGGTTTCCCGATATTTATTAGGGGAGTAGACTATCTCTTCATCCAAATAGGATGCATGGCACTTCGGAATAGGGAATTTCACCTTAAACCTACTTCCTTACGGAATAGTCGTTACACTTTCATCAAAAAAGAGCCTCTTAACGAGACTCTCCGATGCTTAGCACGGTATTACCATGATTATTTAAATTTCCATTTGAATCCATATGCAGTGCGATGCCTATAAACATTGTTGCATACTTTAGATATTAGGCCTTGATCGTATCCTGTTTCTCTGCAAAGGAAGTTCATTCCTTCCCATTCTTTGATTACGTTTCCGTCTAAATCACATTGTAGAACTGCTCTTTGCTGAGTTTTTCTTAACCGTTCTACTCTCGTTCCATAAGCATTGTTTTCTTGAACAGTACACCATTCAAGATTTTCAACGCAATTATTCTGCTTGTTTTCGTCAATGTGATTAATAGAATTGCAACCGTCCGGCTTTTCAAGAAAAGCATTTGCAACCAATTTATGAATTGTAATTGTTTTCTTTTTGCCGTCTTTATGCAAAGAGACTATTGGATAACCGTAAGTATCAAGCGCAGGAGAATAAATTTTCTCTGGTACTTTTCTTGTATACCATTTTGCCTTGCATCTACGCTCAAGACTTTTTATTCTTCCCAGATTGCTTACTTGATACAGACCTTCGTAGCCGTTAATATCTTTCCAAATTTCTTCACTCATGGAAATCACCTCCTATAAATATTATATCATATAGGTGTCATAACCACAAGTTTTTTAAATAATTTTAGGCTTTTACCGTTAGCATTGCTCATAAAGCAACACACCGAAGATTTCTTCGTTCACCATGTTATTCAATACACATTGCTGTGTAAGGGAGCTAATTGTTAACCCAAGTCTTTAAGTGTTTCCGTTTCTCCTGTAAAAACTGACTTCAGTTTTATATAAGCTAAGTCTTGCGAAATGTTGTAAAATGATGCCACATCACCAGTCAGCTGTGTCAGGGCTGTTGACATGTCGTAAGCCTGTGCCTCAGAGAAACCGAACGACTTAGACATTGCTCCGAATGTTCCGACATACCTTTTTGCCATTGTCTCTGACAGTCCGGCTGAGGTCATGGCGTTCTTTGCAAATTCATTGACCTTATCCGACATGGTTGTAAATGTAACATCAACCACGTTCTGAACTTCTGCGAGGTCGGAACCAAGCTCCACACACTCTTTCCCAAACTGCGCTAATTTGCCAACTGCAAAAGCCCCACCAATCAGCAGACCGATTTTTTTTACAGCACTCCCAAGGCCGTTAAATGACTGTTTTATAGCTGATACGCCATTTCGGACACCGGTTGTATCCATTCTGGTATCAATAATGACTGAGCCATCAGCAGCCATACGTCCACCTCCTAACTATTTGAGGTTCAACATCTCATTCAGCGCATCTTTGTACGCTTGCTCCTCGTCGCTGAGACGTGTTTTTATATCAATAATGTTCTTATTTTCCTGATAGAATTTCTTTTCCCATTTATCCAGGCGTTCTCCGTGAACTTTCTTTGAGCGGATTTCAACAACTGTATTGAATAGGCATTCACCAGATTCCATGAAGTAGCCGAAAAACGTCCACCAGTGCATATAAGGTACTGCTCTGATTTCTTTACCGGCAACCTTATTTACAGCCGGCACAATTATGTCTCCGTCCTGTTCCCAGTCCATTAATCGGGGCTTGGGGCGGTTTGGATTATCGTCCGACTGTCCACAGTCGATGAATTCCGATGCTTTCTGACAAGCTTCGTCCAGGCACTCAGCCGGTATGCTTTGCCAGTCCTCAAACAGAATCTGCAACATAACAACTGCTTTCGCCTGCTCGTCCAGTTCTGGGTCATTCATGGCTATGAGAATATCAATGATCGCTCGAAAATCGGTTCTAATAGAAAAATCCACCCCACTTATATTGAGTGAGGTGGGAAGCTCATAGGAGGTCATTTTGTATACTTCTCCGTATACTTATTGACTGCTGCCTGCATTTTCTTTTTTCTCTTTTCGATTTCCGGTGCGATTGCTCCTGCGATCTTATCCAGAACAATGTAAGCGAACACCTGGCCATTACCAAAAACAGTGGTTGCTGTGATCGGTTCCTTGAACAGGTCTTTTGACGCTTCATATCCGAGCAGGTAGTTGATTTTATCCTCAATCTGTTTGTTCAGCTCTGCCATTTTTTTGCCGGAATCGACCTTCTGAATAGAATCTTTAAGCTGCTCAAAGTATTCTGTCAGCTCTTCTGCACGTGCTGCTACATTGATATCGGTCGGGTTCAGCTTAAAAGAAGAAAAGACTTCGTCTTCATTATTTGTGAATGTAAAAATGAGAATTCCATCATCAATTTTGGTGTTAATTACTTTTGCCATTTAGTGCGCCCTCCTTGTATATGTGTTTATTCACTGTCGGCCGTGAATGTACCGGAGCTGATATCAAATTTTCCTTTTACACGTTCGCCAACATAGTTGACAGTAAACGGAATCTGATAACCGGATGTATCGCCGCCGTAGCTTGTCGGCACAACGTAGCAGTCCTGCTGATATGCTTCATACTTGCCTGCTGTGGCTTCTGTCCAGAGATGAACCTCAACTGCTTTTGTTTTGAGGTTGTCGTCTTTGAGGCGTCCATCTACAATCTTCTGTAATGCTGTAAACAAATCAGAAGTAGTGTCTGCATAGAACGGATCAGCGTCAGAAGAAACTTCATAGCCATTGTGTTTGAATGTGGATTCTCCAAGAATGTTTTTAGATGTTTCGGTATCCGGGTTGAGTTCAACGTTGTACTCTTCCAGATCTTTTCCAAGACGCTCATATTTCGGTGTCAGTCCCCCACAGAGAGAGCCTGCATCGATATAATGAGCCATATATTTACGGTCAATCTTGCCTGTAACTGCCATAGAAATGTCCTTTCTGCCTATAACTTTTAAAAGGCTGTGTAGGTTAGCGACTATCTCTAATTGATAGCCGGTTGTTACTTGTTATATTACTTCATAAGTATTTTCATAGCGTACCGATAATGGCAATAGCCAATCCTGTACGCCGCTCTCCTGTGGCTCTAAACCATAGGAGTTGTCACGTGTGATACGTTTTATCGCTCGTCCCTGTGAAAGCTCAGGAAACGCATTTAAACGCGTCTCAGAGCCATTTATGACAACTGGTTCCCGGCATATCCATTTTCCGAGGTTGTCAAGGAACTTCTGAACAGATAGCTTCTGTCGTTCCTTGTCGGACGCTGTTCGGTATACCACATAAAAGGGGTACTGACATACCTGATGCATTGTTCCACAGACATCTTCTTTTTCTGAATAGACCAGCGCCCCGTTGTCTGCTGAGAACGCAATCCCTGATTCTTTGCCAAGTTCCTCAAATTTGATTGTTTCATTTTCGTACAGTCCCGGATACTGGTTCAGAAGTGCTTTCATGGCATCTGTCAGAATCTCGTATCCAGTTGCGTCTTTACCGATAGGTTTATCCGCCATGTCTGCCACCTCCTGCCTGTGTTTTTACCTTGCGAAGCCATGTACTGCCGTATTGTCGTTTAGCGGCATCGAACCACTTTGCCTGTGCCCGTGGGTGTGCCTGTTTGGTGTATTCAAGATTTTCTTTTGCGGCTGTCTGACCAGAATACTGACTGACGAGAACTTTCTTGGCATACTGCCGAGCGTAAGGACTTCCGGTCAGCTCGTCCACCATCGTTTTCCCCATATAGAGGAATCTACCATACGGTGCCGCTGCCGCGCAAACAAAGCCCGTACCTTGCATAGAGGAGCTTCTTGCTCTTGTCTTGTCGATAAAATCTCCTGAAATCATCGGCATAAATGGCACCATACTATCCATGACCATCCCATCAAGGAGATATTGAGCTTCTTGATACTGTCTGGAAAATCTGTCCATATTCAGCTTGATTTTCATATCTCCATCAACTACGGAGAATCCTTTAAAATGATGAATCTTACTCATATCACTTACCCAAAATCTCAAAATGTGGAATCAGTGTATACGGACCGCCCACACTGGTAATCTTAAACACGTTATCCTTGTTCTCGTTCATGTACTGATAGAATCCGTTCCGATAATCGCTGTCGTTTACCGTTCCGTCAGTCCACTCACCCTCCCAGAAGAATGATTCATCTGAGAATGTGATAGTATCCTCCAGAGCGTTGTTAATCTGCTGTTTCCACTCTTTAGGTGGCACCCATGGGAGAATCTTACCATCCTTGTCAGCAATGATTATATCGCCGTTCTGAACAGTGTATCGAACGTGTAACTGTGCGTTGTCTGTTGCGTCTGGCCCGTACTTCTTTAGGATTGCTCCCTTGTCCGTAATGAGGTCAACACCAGATAAAACATGAGGATACCAGTACGCATCTCCTGTCGTGGC